TATACATTCAAAAAAAATATTTTATTAACATTAATATATATCTAATATTCTAGTCGACTATAATTAATATCATATATAATTAAGATATGAAGTCGGAAAAGACGACGGATAGAAAACACAGAGCTTATTTGGTTAAATATATCCAAGAGCTGAAGTCAAACACTCCCTGTATGGACTGTAAGGAATCTTTTCCATACTATGTAATGGATTTTGATCATGTGCGTGGGCGGAAGCACAAGAATGTAATGGAACTTATTCCTACATTGTCCAAGAAGAAGATAGATGAAGAAATAGCAAAGTGTGAAATCGTTTGCTCAAATTGTCATAGAGTTAGAACTCATAATCGTAAATCTAAGAAATCTGAATAATATCCTAGTTGACTAGAATATATATCTAATGTTATAATAAAATTATGAAAAAGAAATTTATAGGAATAATGGTTCTTATTGCGACAGCAATAGCTTTTGGAACATTTCTAGTTAATATTATTAAAAAGGCGGGACTCGAAGACATCTTTGACTTCGACCTAAATGAAGATATAGATGAAGAACTATTCTAAGCTTCTAGTTTGGTCTATATTGATCCTAATGCTTATATCTAGCTTATCTATGTTATCTGTTATATTGGAGTAAATTGGGAGATTGCCTTCTCCCGCCCTTTTCCGCCTTAATTGACCCCTAGGGTCATAATATGGCTAAAAGTGGCTTAGAGCCCCTACAGAGCAATTTAGAGGCATATTCTGGCAAATGGGGTAAAGGGGAAATGTCTCTCTTCCGCCGAATCACTTTTTCGGACGCACTTTTTAAATCGCACTTTATATAAATTGTTTCATGTGAAACATTGCCAGCGGGCCCGCCAAATAGTATACTTGTAATTATTGGTCTGTAGCTCAGATGGTAGAGCACCGCACTGTTAATGCGGGTGTCGCAGGATCGAGACCTGCCAGATCAGCAGTATGTAATATTCTATTGACATGATTCGATGCATTATGTACAATCGAACCATGAGACATAAAGAAGAAATTATTAGACTTCGATCTGAAGGCAAGACATATAATCAGATAGTAGAAGCGCTGGGTTGTTCTAAAGGGACCATAGCTTATCATTTGAGCGAAAGCGTCAAAGTTAATTACAATACACGTAAAAGAAGTTATAGGCGAGTTATTGATAAACATATTAGAGACTATAAAGAATCATTTGGCTGTGTAGATTGTGGAGAAAAGTATCCATACTATATGCTCGATCTAGACCATATTTCTGATAATAAAAAATTTAGCGTTTCAGATTATAGAAGTCACACTCAAAACATAGAAATAATAAAAGAAGAAATAGCCAAATGCGAAGTTGTTTGTGCTAACTGTCATAGAATAAGAACTTATCAAAGATCTGCAAAATCTTAATACTTTAAACCTCTGTAGCTCAGTGGATAGAGCGAGACTCTTCTAAGGTCTGCGTCGCAAGTTCAATTCTTGCCAGGGGTGCTAAGCAATATTTGTAATTACACCATTTGTCACTGTAATAGTTTGTGCTCCAGCAGTAAATGTTCCAGATACGCCTTTAAAATTAACCCATTTAGATCCATCCCACTTAATCATATCCCCAGCTGTTTTACCTGTCAAAACAAGATTATGCAATTCTTCTAACTCAAAACCATTCTGAACCTTTACAAATATTTCTCCGTTGTTTTGCTGTCTACGAGTTACAATACCAATAAATACTAGATGTGCTGGTGCTACTGGTTTATTGACTAATCCATAAATTAAATTGCCATCTACTCCTAGCCATACTGGATCTCCAGCTAATGCAGAGTTAGTGTTTAATCCTTCAAGTAAGCCTTCAGTTATAACGTAACCAATTTCATTTTTTTGAAGATCTTGTTCTAATAGCCCAAGAGTCTTAGAAGATGTTGGCTCACCTATATTGCTTGCTCTGATTACAAGCATATTGGTACCATCATTGCCAGTAGATCCAGACACATATACCGCTTGACCTTTATACATAGTACCGTTGTAGTCACTCTTTACTAAGTGTTTAACTGTTGAAACAAAAGAGGGGGATATAACTGTTTGTAAAGTATCAGTAATTCTTATACTTGTCATTTTCTGTCTAATTCCATGACAGCTACTTGAACCCCAGCATCGCCTATAGCATATATGTTATCGCTAGAGGAAAGTTCTATCGTAAAAGACTGTCCTGGGTATAGCTTATGTCCAAAGTTAGAAGTAGATACATTTTCATTTCCAAGATAAGCATATCCAGAATTCATTATATTTTGAATCGATAAAGTGTTAGTTGAATGAATTTCTTCTCTAGTAACCAAATTTTGAGGTGTACCGTTTAATGTAAGAATTTTATGGGATAGCTTCATACTCCCATTATACAGCCAAACAAGGACAAAACCCAACCAGAGGCGGATCCGATTGGGTTCTGCTGTTCTTGCGAACATGTACTGGGAGCAAGTGGGATGCTACGACCAGTACTTAATAATTGTAAAATAGTATAAATTCTAAGTCAACTATTTTTTATAACTTTTTTTTAATCTATTGGGTCTGGACTATATGCAGGTGTTGGTCCTAGTAAATAACCCTTTTCATGATATTCAACCATTTTAGAAACTTCTTCTGCTCCAACAGTACCCTTTGCTATTAAGGTTAACATGTCATATATTCTATGAAGCATTATATAATTAACCATAGGTAAATTTTCTTCTATGGTGCTTGTTTCTTGCGGAACATTATCTTCAGTCATTAGGTCTTCCTAAATCTTCCCAGAATTTTTCTCTACCCATAGCATCTGTTTCTGGAATGGGGGCAGATTCATATTCAGCAGGTTGCAGAATATTATTTGTCATTAGCTTGCTCAACAGATTTTTTAATATCTTCATATAACTCTATTCCAATATAATTTTTATAGCTACAAGATAGGCAGTATAAATATACCTGATCTTCAAAGTCCAAGTTAGACATCAAAGGGCCCTGATCCATTGGACATTCAAGTCTAGGAACAAGGCCCTTCTCTGCTAACAGAAGGTACTCAGACACATACTGTATCTTCATGTACCTTCCTTTCTAATTTTAGAACTCCGTTAGGAACTCTTTGAATCTTGCCCCATTAAGGGAAGACCATGATGACCAATCGGTTCCGCCTTTAGTCATATAATACGTTATCTCTGCGTTTATTACTGGATCAAACAATAAAATGTTTGATTTTAAATCAAATTTTTCTTTACGATCAATGCCGAGTTCACCCAACATATTAATCTGAAAAATTCCGTAGGAACTGTCTCCAGTTTTCCTGTTACCATTGTAAGCCATAGGCCTTGCATTGGATTCTGACTTAGCAACAGCCCAAGCCTGTTTAAGGGCTTTTCCTTCAAAGCCAACAGCTGATAGAAGTTCTTTTAGTTCTCCGTCTGTTAGCGTCTCAGAAGGCTTGTATACAGTAGTGCTGTACTTCTCTAAGGTTTCTTTCTTTAGTTGTACTGTAGATTTCACAGGTGTTTCTACCTGTAACGCTTGAGTTAATGTTGGACCAGGCTGGACTGTAAATAGAAATAATGTTATCATTACTATATAAGACCAGCTTTGAGCAACATCGCTCAGTCGTTGTTTTATATTCTCCATTGGCATTTCCTCCTTTAGAGATAACGAACTATAATCATAACATTGATTGGATAAGCCTGTCAACCCAGTTAACTAGGAAAAAAATGCAAATATCATTCTCTACGCCTAAAATAAACTTAACACAAAATACTGGGTATGGATATGCTAGCTGGAATATTGTAAAATCTTTGCAAGAATTAGGGCATCAGACGCCATTTCAAGACTACAGGGCTCCAGTACAGTTAAATTTTGCACAACCATTCCAACACAAATTACACAAAAATCAATATCAAATTAGTTATACACCATGGGAGTCAACTGTTGTTCCAAAAACATGGTTTCCTATGGTAAATTATTGTGATGAGGTCTGGGCTACTTCAGACTGGTGTGCAAATGTTTTTGAAGACAATGGTATAAAAAATGTAAAAGTTTATCCTCATGGGATTAGTCATTCATGGACACCTAAAAAAAGAAAAGAATCTGAAATTATTAAATTTTTACACGTAGGTGAGCCAGCACCCAGAAAAGGCGGACAGATGGTTGTAGATGCATTTGGATCATTGTTTGGAAACAATCCAAAATACAGTTTAACAATAAAAGCATACAGAGAAAATACAACAAGAGCTCATAATAATTTTATAGATAAAGAAATAATTGGTTTACCAGACGTAGCCTATAACAATATAAAAATTATTACTAAAGATATGTCTGAAGAAGAATTAATTATGCTTTATCATAGCCACGATGTTTTGCTTTATCCAAGTTACGGGGAAGGTTTTGGTTTTATTCCCTTACAGGCACTTGCTACTGGAATGCCAACTATTTGTACTGGGGGATGGGCACATTATTTTAAGTTTCTAGGACCCCTCGTTTTAAAATCAACTTTACAAGATTCAAACTTTTTTAACCTCCCTGGCAAGGTATTTGAGCCAAACTATAAACATTTAGTTGAGCTTATGAGAGATGTTGTTTTAAATTTTAAGCCTTATTCTAATTACTATTATACTCAAGCCAAAGCAATTCACAATGAATATGATTGGATTCAGTTGACTAATAATTCGTTTGATCCAATTTTTAAAAAATTTTCATAAAGGCTTCCCAATATAATTAAAGTTTGGTAGAATTAGACTTCAACTAAAAATCATGTACCCGCAAGGCGGAGAAAAGGTGTTATTTAAAAATGTCAAGAACTATTGAAAACCCATACGAAAATTTTATTGCATTGTCAAGATATGCAAGATGGATTCCAGAAGAGAGCCGTCGTGAAACATGGGGCGAGACAGTAGATAGATACTTTGACTACATGACAGAACATTTAAGTAAAAATCATTCATATGTTCCAGATGAAAAGATTCTTAAAGAATTAAAGGATGCAGTTTACAATCGCAACGTAATGCCATCAATGAGATCTGTAATGACTGCAGGTGCTGCATTAGATAGAGATCATGTTGCAGGATATAACTGCTCATTTGTTCCAGTAGACTCACCACGTTCATTTGACGAGACCATGTATATTCTTATGTGTGGTACAGGTGTGGGATTCTCTGTTGAATATAAATATGTTAATAAGCTCCCCTCCGTTCCAGAATCATTTGAAAAGTCTACAACTGTAATTGTAGTTGAAGATTCAAAGACTGGTTGGGCAAAAGCGTATCGTGAGCTTCTTGCAATGCTGTGGGCAGGACAAATTCCAGCAATTGATGTAAGTAAACTACGTCCAGCAGGCGCAAGACTTAAGACTATGGGCGGAAGATCATCTGGACCACAACCACTAATTAATCTTTTTGATTTTACAATTGCAAAGTTTAAATCAGCAGCAGGACGTAATCTAAAACCAATTGAAGCGCATGACATTATGTGTAAGATTGGTGAAGTTGTTGTAGTTGGAGGGGTTCGTCGTTCAGCAATGATTTCTTTATCAAATATTAATGATATTGAAATGGCAGCGGCAAAATCAGGTAACTGGTGGGAAAATAATACTCAACGTGCTTTGTCAAATAACTCTGTAGCGTATTCTCGCAAGCCAGAGATGGAGCAATTTATTTCAGAATGGAAGTCTTTGTATGATTCAAAATCAGGAGAGCGAGGCATATACAATGTGGCCGCAGCTCAAGCCCAAGCAGCCAAGTATGGAAGAAGAGATCCAGATATACACTATGGAACTAACCCTTGCTCAGAGATTATTCTACGTCCTTACCAGTTTTGTAATCTTTCAGAAGTCGTATTACGTGAAAACGATACAAAAAAAGATATTGAACGCAAAGTTGAACTTGCAACAATTCTTGGTACCTGGCAAGCAACTCTAACAGACTTTAAATATTTACGTAAGATTTGGAAAGATAACACAGAAGAAGAACGTCTATTAGGAGTATCTCTTACTGGACAATTCGGACATAAGTTTATGTCAGGCAAAAATGACATAGTCGCACTAGAGTCTTTCTTGATCACATTAAGAGAAAAAGCAAGAGAAACAAATAAAGATATGGCTGGAAAAATTGGGATTCCTGAGTCTGCAGCTATTACATGTGTAAAGCCATCTGGTACAGTGTCTCAATTGGTCGGGGTATCTTCAGGAATGCATGCATGGCATTCACCATATTACATTCGTACGGTTCGTGGCTCAAAGGGAGACCCTATCTCTACATTTTTGAAGGAAGTTGGAATTCCTGTAGAGGATGATGTAATGAAGCCAAACGATACATATGTATTTTCATTTCCAGTAAAAGCACCAGAAGGTGCAATTGTTAGAAATGATCTAACAGCTATTGAGCATTTAAATATTTGGCTAGTTTACCAACGAGCTTGGTGTGAGCACAAGCCATCTATTACTGTATCCGTAAAGGAAGATGAGTGGATGGAAGTCGGAGCATGGGTATACAAACACTTTGATGAAGTGTCTGGAATTTCATTCCTACCGCATTCAGACCACTCTTATAAACAGGCTCCTTATCAGGAAGTTTCTAAAGAAGAGTACGAAGAACTACTTTTTAAAATGCCAAAAAGTATAAGATGGGAAGATTTGTCGTTTTATGAAACAGAAGATGGAACTTCAATTAATGCCACATTAGCGTGTAGTTCAGACGGTAATTGTGAATTGGTAGACATTTCTGCTTAAAAGGTATATAATAAAGATTGGGGTAAAACCCAAAATTCCTGGGCACACGGCCCAGAAATAAGGAGGATCTAAATTGGCAACAAAAGAAGATCTTAACAATGATGGAAAGGT